AGGCTTTATATTAAACCCTAGTCTATATATTTCCTCGATAGATTTAGGCTCAGCAGAATCTCCGTAAATAGCTCTTCTTCTATCAATCCCGAAATTGTGTAAAGACTTAGCAATGTCTTGGTTAGTAAGACCTCGTTCATATATCAGCTCGTTAAATATTAAAGCACCCTCATGCTCGTAAACTTCTATTAATGCAGTTGGATCATTTGTGTAACCAAAATCTAAACCTATTGCAATCTCTTTAGCATCTTCTGGAATCGTTCCAACAATCTGCACCTTGTTAAATATAATCGACTTACTAAACCCTCGCTCTCCCAATCCGTATATTTTCCAATACTCTTCATCGGTATGCTTTAGCCTTTCAATCTCGTTAACTAATTCATCAGCTAAAAAAGGATTGTCTAAATACGTTGATTTAATGAATGTACAGTCATCTCTGCTTAGTACCTTGTCATATATCCAATGGTGTGTATCTGAGGGATTGTAATCGATGTATATTTTCTCCTCAGTTCTTATTATCAGTTGAAAGAAATCCTCCCATGTAAGTTCGTTTGCTTCATTGCAAAACAGGAAGTTTCTTTTTGTACCTCTTTTCTTTTGTGGTTGGTCAAGAGATATAAACTCAAAGGTGTTACCATTTAAAGTATAGGTGTGGTCAGATTTGTTGTGATGTGCTTCGTTGTACAAATCTAGGTTGCTCAGTATCTCAAAAAAGTCTTTCATGACTGAGAGCTTTAGACTAGGCAATGACTTTCTAACAATGCTAAATCTTTTGCCTGTGTTCTCGAATGCTTTGACAATAAGAAGCTGACAAAGAGAATAAGTCTTTCCAGATCTTGTCCCTCCTTGATTAACTACAATTTTTGTAGGTGCGTTATAATTACGCTCAAATACGTTACTCGTCTTTATCTTTAGACTTGACAATCTCTATCTCTATTTTGTTAATCTTCTCGCCTTGTGTAGTTACATCAATAAGCTGCCTCTCATTTAAACCTAACTGAGTTTTGGCTGCATGTATTACAACGCTAGGCACTTTGTCTTTGATGCACTCGTAATATTTAGACCTTATAAAATCCTGCTCTATTGACTCAACTTCTTTTACTTGGTTTGCGAACTCTTCATCCTCTTTTAACCACCGGTAATATGTTACTCTTCCAACATCAGCAGCTTTCAATGCAGTAGTAACTATACCCAATGAACTGCTTAACGCTTTGAGCATTCGCTTTTTAGCTTCTTTTGTTCTGTTTTGTTCCATATCGTTTCATGTAATTAAGGTGTATCTCCTTTAATTCTTCCTTGTATTTTGTCTTATCTCCATACTTTATATGGCATGGTCTGCATACTGCTTGCAGGTTCTCAATGTAGTCTTTTGTCTTGCTTCCTCCCATACCTCTAGCATCTATGTGATGTATATCATCAGCAGGAGAAAAGCAAACCTCACATTGAATGTAATCGCTTATATCAAACCCAAAGTATTCTAGGTATATTTTTAAATGTTTCGTCATATCTTAGCTCCACAACATTCGCATACATCTTTTGTAGCTTCCTGTAATTGATTGTCCTCGTATTTGTCTATGTTTATATCTAAATCGTTTGCAGTAAATCCAACCTCAAACAACACCTCTTCATCAAAGTAATTTATCAGCATGTCATCATCAAACTTCCCTCCGTTCTTGTTTAGTCTAAGATTGAGTTTCATCTCCTCCTGCAATGGTAAATCAACCAAAGCACAAAGAACGCTCTCATGCCCTAAGTCTTGCAAAGCTCTAACTCTTTGATGCCCTCCAACAATTACGTTCTCTCTGTCCTTGTGTGTGTTTACAATAATAGGTGCAACAATACCGAACTCAGTTATTGACTTCTTTAAATCTTTAAACTGCTTTTTAGATATTGTTCTAGGGTTGTACTCAGCAAACTCTAAAGTAAATAACTTTCTGCTCTCAATCTTTATAGGCTTCATATACTGCTTTTAAATCCTCAACTGTTTGCTTTACACAACTTGCACAACCTGTTACTTTCTTATTCATTCCGAATATGTCATTGTATATGTTGGTTAAGTTCCTGTTTTGGTCATGTGTTACTCTATCGCCCTCTATCCCCTCAAACACTCTTTTAAGTATTGAGAGTTGGTCTTTAGTTATATCAGTTTCTCTATCCCATTTATCAATTGGGCATTTAGTAAATGCTATCCTTGCTTTTATCTGCATAAAGCAACCACACTTCTTGCATTGATTTACTGACTTTCTAAAATGCTTGCACTTATTACAAATGGCAAGTCTATCGTTCAAATTCTTTGTACTCGCTCTCAACTTCATCTTTCAGGTATTGTTTTACGTTCTTAAGTGTAGTGTATATTGATGTGGTACTTATGCCTGTGTCCTTTGCTAATTTGCGTATGCTCTTTCCAGAACTAAAGTAAATCTCAAACAGGAGCTTGTCGTACTCATGCAGGTTGTTCATCTTGTCTTTAACAAACTGCAACTTGTTCTCGAACTCTACTAACTCCTCAATACCATCAAAGTATTGAAAGTTCTTAACATCGTAGTTCTCCGTTCTTAGCTTTGTGTAGTATTTTGTTTTAAATGCTGAGTTTGTCCTTACATACTGATTCATCAAAACCCTTGCAGACCAAAACACAAGATGTCCGTTCTCGACTATCTTTTTAATCTTCTCTTGGTCGTACTCTAAAATGATAACATATAAGTCTTGCACTAAATCCTGTGCATCAACCTTATTTCCTTTTGTTATCTTTTCTGCTAGCTTTAGTAACTTCGGGTAGTACTTGGCTAATTCTTGATTTGATGGCATTGTACCTATTTTTAAACACTTGAGGAGCAATGGTAATATTGTGCAGCTTCTTTAGTGTTTGCTTTATCTTTCGTTGTGAATCATTTGCTTTGATTCCTTTGAGTATTACTTGACTGATTATTCCTCTCATAACTTTTTAAATAAAAAAATGGAGTTGCTAGTATTACCTAACAACCCCATACAAAACAACTGATGACAAGACAATTATTGTTAGGAATTACAAATATAAACAATTTGTATAATACGTTCATTTTATTAACTTCAGTTGTATTAGCTTCTCTAAATAGACTGCTAAATCCATTGCTTCCTCTTGTGCATGTTTTAACCATTCTAATTCTGTTAGGTCTTTTCTATCCATAGTTGTGCCATACTTTTTTTTGCCGACCTCAGCTCTATTAAGTATCTTAATGCAAACTTTGTTTTCTATACTACTCATGAGCCACAGGCTTCGCAATCTTCATCGTCTATTGAGCATGTTTTAGGTTGGTCTTGTTCTGTTAAATCTACAATCCAACTTTCCCATGTTTCTTTTGCAATCTCTTCGTTGCGTTTCTTTTCGTCTTTGTTCATTACTTTTTGATAAATGATTCAACAATTACTGTTAATGCTATTGCAGTTGTTGCAATTATTATGACGTTTTTTATCATGCTTAATTTTCTTTGAAATAGTTATCAATCGTTTCTTTTGCTTCATCAAAGCCTGTACAAACTTTAGCAAGGTAACCTCTATTGTTTAGGTTTACAATCCATGCCTTTTGAGATGGGCTTGCATAGTTACCTTTTACTTTTAACTCTATCGCTAAACCATTAAATCCGTTTCTTGCTTCATAGATGAATAGATCTGGAAAACCTTTAACATATCCTGTCCTTTTAGCTTTGAGCCTCTGCGAATGATACCTTTGATATTGACCTCCTAAAGATGCACAATATAAAACATCGTATTCCATCTTTAAATAGGAAACAATAGCAGTTTGTAGTTTGTCCTCTGCTGCTTTCATTTTCTTTTGTCTTTTCCTCTTGGCATTTCAGGAGGAGTAAATCCAAACATTAACCAAAATGTGTCAAATTTTACGTATTTCATATTATCCTTAATTGTGCTTTATGCTCATTAATTCTCTTTATAGCTGCTTCGTAATACTCTTTGTCAAGCTCACAGGCAGTTAAATCAAAACCTAAATTGTGGCAAGCTATAGCTATTGAGCCACTACCTAAATGAGTATCTAATATCTTATCTCCCTCTTTAGCATAGTTCATTAATAACCATTCATATAATCTAATCGGTTTTTGTGTTGGATGTATTCTTTTTTCTTTGTTTTTCATGTCATATTGTATCATACCACTCCATTTGCATTTATAATTTCTTACGCTTGTTTTAAAATTTGTATATGCAAGTTCTGAATCAGCAAAATCAGAACCACCATTTTCTTTATCCCAAACTAACCAACAACTTGTATTTGCATTTGGTATGTTTTCTACAAAATAATTTGCCCCCCAAATAATTACATTTTTTGTAACTCTTAACAATTCAATAAAATATTCTTTATCTGGTGCGTTTTTATCCCAAACTTTTTTTGAATATTCTATTTTTTTTGCAACTCCTCCACCTTTACCTTGTGATTGTTTATTTATGTTTATTCCATAAGGAGGGTCTACAATAGCTAAATCAAAATGGTTGTCCTCGTATCTAGCCATTAACTGCATGTTGTCTTCGTTTGTAATTGTCATCGCTCTTTAATTATTTCGTAAAACTCTTTGTCTATTTTCTTAATATCCTTTTGTATCTCTTTCCAAGCCTTTGCAACTTCTTTCTCTCCTCCAATATCTTTCTTGCTGCCGGTGCCTGAGTTTGCAACATTAGCTGCATTCTGCTTTAGTAATTTACTTATCCTCTTGTCCATTGTCTAGTATTTTATAAATTTCTTTTCTTAGGTTTTTCTTTGCTTTCTTCCACTTACCGAAATGCATTCTTAAGGCTTTTTCTCTGCACATTATTACAGGATGAAATTGCTTGCGTTTATTGTGAACAAACTTTTTTCTTGCAACTATCTCCTCCTGCACCTCTTCCCACATTTGCTCTTTGTCCTTTTGTGTAAGCACAATAAAGTTGTTAAGCTCTAGCCATTGGAATGCTTGATTGATTCCTTGAAAGGTATACTCTTCGCCTTTGCAATGCTCCTCAAATGGTTCAATAACACAAAGCTCTAGAAACTCCTTTAGCACCTCTTCTTTGTCTATGTTCTGAGCATTCGATTCTATTAGTAATCGTTCGCCATCTTTCGACTGCTCAATGCGTAGTTTGTTTCTTTTCATCTTTTGTTTGTTTAGCCAATTAAACCAAGTTCTAGGATTGATTGCAAGCTGCTCTCCCTCTCTCACTCCTTTGTGAAAAGCTTGGGTAACATCTTCAGCAGTCAATCTAAAAAACTTATCGTTTAAATCGTTCATTAAAATGTTAGCCAATACTTTCCTGTCTGACTCAGCTTTGTTCTGACTCATCTCAAACAATGCTTTATTTAAAGTCTTAAAGCAAAAGTCTAGTAATTGTTCTGTCGGTTGTTTTCCTATTTCCATTTTGCTAATCTAGTAAATTTTTATTTGACATCAAATCGCCAAAGTATTCTTCGCTCAATCCTTTTTTCTTTGGCTTGGCATTCCTTATCCATCTATTTGCTGCGAGTTTCCACTTTTTCATCGCGTTTCTGCCCACTTTCCAACCATTGCTTTCGTAATACTCAAAGAAATTAATTGCCTCGCTTAAATCAAAGTTTTTTAATTTAAAATAATCTTCAACAATCAAAATACTAGAGGGTTTACTCTCTTTATTATTACTTGTAGTATTAATACTTGTAGTATTATCCTTAACAATTTTGTTAATACCCTCCTTAACAATTTTGTTTATACCCTCTAAATCATTTTGTTTATAGGTATTAACGTTTTTGTTAATAGGTGTTAAGCTAATTATTCTTTTATCAACTTGTTTAGTGTTAGGTATATACTGCATTGTAACATTTATAAACCCTTTTTTAGCTAATTGATTAACCCACCTTGAAATAGTTATCTTAGATACATTGTAAAGCTCTGCAAAGTACCCATTGCTTGCCCAACATTTACCTTTCTTATTAGATAATGCAGTAATCTCTGAGTACAGAAGCTTGGCATTCGGTGTTAAGTCTTTGTCATACCTAACCGATGCAGTCAATATCGAGTAATAATTTGGTTGTTCCATAGTTTTGTTTTGTCAAAGGTAAAAAAAAAGGAGCATTACGCTCCTCTTAATTAAAATGGCATTGAATCATCTGCTGATGATGTTGGTTGTTCAGACTCGAAACCCTCTAACTTTTCAACTTTCCAAGCTTTTAAACTCACGAAATGCCTGTCTTTCCATTCTCTACCACTTATGTTTATACTTATATTGTAGTTTTGACCTACTTTTAAGCCCTTTACAAGCTCTATTCCTTTGTCCTGCATAAACTCTATCGGAATGTCTGCGTCGTACTCTGTATCGGCTTGTTTCAAGATTACCTCTTGCTTCTTGAATTTGTCAGATATAACTTGTACATCTTTGATTTTAAGGATTGTTCCTTTTAGCTGCATAATATATGTAATTTTTGGGTTAACGAATTTGTGTGATTGTGTGCCTGTAATACTTTTTTGGTCTTTTCTTTCAAATCGTAAATCTTTTCCTTAAGTCTGGCATTCTCATTCTGCAAGTTTTCAAGCTCGTCTTTTTCTCTTTGCTTTGCTCGTAACTTTACAACCTCATCCATATCAGTATTTTCTGCCATAATAAGAACTAGGTTGTCATAAGTCTTACGATAGTAGTGTAAAGTTTTGTAATCGTTCTCATGATTCCTGCACCCATGAATTACCGATGCATGGTTCTTGCCAAATGCTCTCCCTATCTTTGTACATCCCCAATGATTTTCAGAAAGAAATGCATAAACCATATTGCGAGCTTCGACAATAAATCGTTGCCTGTTTCTACTCATTATATTCTTTGTGTTAGTCTTGTTTAGCTTTGCAGCCTCCTCAACTAAATACTCAAATTTATCTTCTTTAAACATTACAGTAGTTTTATTAATTTGATTAAACTAATTTTTGAATCGTTGCTAATCTGCACCAACTGATTAAATGTAATCTTTCTCTCATCTTTGAGCAGAACATTCAATGTAGGTTGTGATAGATTTAAAGCAGTACCGATTGTTGCCTTTGTCTTGTAGGTATTCAACAACACCTCTTGTAAATTTGTGGTTGGATTCCAACCTCTTCCTGTTTCGTTTTTCATGTCTTATTTTCTTTTAAAGTCATCAGCTTCATCTTCTCCGAAATGCCCAAGCTCATAAAAGCCTGTTAGCTTTAAAACTGCTCTACTCATTGCTCGCTTCTCAGCCATTGCAACAGGATAAGCATTTGATGTGTTGTTTGGAGCTGATTCG